GCAAGATGAGCAACACCAGCGCCTATTCGCCGTTCTGGCGCGTGATCACCGCCCTCGTGACCAAGCCGGTGCTATGGCTGATCAGCTTTATCAGCGACACGATCCTGCCCAACTTCTTTGTGAAAACCGCTCGCGACAAGTGGCTGGACATGCTGGCCTGGGCGGTCAACGTCGAGCGCAAAGGTGCGACCAAGGCCCGGGGCACATTGCTGTTTACCCGCGACGTCGCCGGCGGCGTGCTGGAGATGCCCGCCGGCGTCCTGGTGCAGTCGGCCGCGATCAATGGCCATATCTACCAACTGGTCACCACTCAGGCCGCGACCTTTGCCGATGGCCTGATGCAGCTGGAAGTCCCGGTAGAAGCCCAGGAGATGGGCAGCGGCTACAACTTGGCCCCGGGTTACTACGCGATCCTACCGGTGCCCATCCCCGGTATCGTCCAGGTGGTGAATGCGGACGGCTGGTTGCTCGCACCAGGTGCAGATCCTGAGCCGGACGATCAGCTGCGTTTGCGGGTGCGCAACCAGTTCTCGGCGGTCAACCAGTGGCACACCGACGCGGTGTATCGGGCGATGATTTCGGCCTTCCCGGGCGTGCGGCCGGACGGCGTGTATTTCCTACATGGCGCCCCCCGGGGCCCAGGCAGTGCCAACGCCTATGTGCTGTTTGACGCGGACGTGCCGGCGGCGACCTACCTGCAGCAAATCAACGCCCATATCCGCGACCAGGGCAACCATGGCCACGGCGATGACCTGCTGGTGATGGTGATGCCGCAAACCCAACACGCGCTACGTCTGACCCTGTGGCCGCGTCCGCTGCTGACTGCCGAGCAGCGCAACAAGCTGCAGGCTGAAGTCTCGCTGTTCATTCGGGCCGCTTTCCGCGAAAGCAGCACCGGTGACTATCAGCCGACGCTGACTTATCCACAGTCGCGGTTTTCCTTTAGCCGCCTGGGCGAAGAACTCCACCAGCAGTTCGCCGGCATCGAGTCGTTGCACTTTGATAACGCCGACATCGTGTCAGAGCTGACCATTCCCAGGATCAGCAGCCTGCAGGTGGTGCCGGCATGATCAAACTCAATTTGCCGTTCTGGCTGGACGGCCCGCAGTTGACCAAGCTCAAGGCGGCCAGCCAGACCTGGTGGGAAAAAGTCGAAGGCTGGTTGCAATGGCCATTGCTGCAGATGGACGCCGAGACCTGCCACCTGACCGTGCTCGATCTGCTGGCTTGGCAACGGGACATCAGCCGCTTCAAGGACGAGCCGGAAAGCCTGTACCGCTTGCGGGTCAAGTACGCCTTTATCAACGCAGTGGACGCCGGCAGCACAGCGGGGCTCAAGCGCATTTTGCAGCGCCTGGGCGTGGGCTACGTCGAGATTGATGAGCGCATGCCGGAACGGGATTGGGACGTGGTCATGCTGCGCCTTTCCGACTCCCAACTGTCGCAAAACCCAGAGCTGTTGCGCGTGCTGATTCAGCAGTACGGCCGCACCTGCCGGCGTTATGACTTCGTGACCATCACCCCTGTATCGCTGCGGATCGTCGCGGTGGACTTCAACGACGATCAGCAAACGCTGATCGCCCGCCTGTAGGAGCCCCCATGGGAGCCAGTATTACCCTTGCAGGTGAAAGCCTGATCGCCCAGAAAATGGGCGCGCAACAACGTCTGAGCGTCGTGCGTTTTGTCTTTGCCAACGTGCCAGGCCTCAACCCGAACGCCGCCGTCAACCGTGCGGCTGCGAAGCCGCCGGCGGCGCAGATTGTTCACAGCTACACGATCCCGGAACAGAACATTGGTTTTGTGAACCCCAACCAGGTGGTGTACAGCGCCATGTTGGGCAGTGATGTCGGGGACTTTGACTGGAACTGGATCGGCCTGGAAACCGCCGAGAACGTGTTGCTGGCCGTGGCCTATGTGCCGCTGCAGCAAAAGCGCAAGAACATCCCGCCTCTGCAGTTGGGCAACAACGTGACCCGCAACATCCTGGTGGTGTTCGACGGGGCCCAGGCGCTGACGGGCATCACCATTGATGCCCGCACCTGGCAGCATGACTTCACCGTGCGCCTGAAAGGCATCGATGAGCGCGAGCGCCTGAGCAACCGTGACGTTTTTGGTCGTGCCTGCTTCTTCCGCAGCGGCCTGCAGGTGGAAAAGGTAGCCGCCGGTTATCAGCTCAAGCCCGGGCTGGCGTATGTCGAAGGCATCCGCGTGGCGCTGGCCAGTGCCTTGCCGATCGCGCCGCCGGCGTTGCCGGCCCCGGTATTTCTGAACGTCTCTCTTCGGCGTCAACTCAACGACGTGGTGGCCAGCTGGACAGTGGGGTTTGATCCTAACCAGGTCGATTACCTGGACCCTGACGGCACCTGGCATTACTGCGTGCCCTTGGCGTACCTGGCCAACGCCAATGTGATCACCGACCTGCGCACCGTTGCGCCGATCGACGGGCCGCTGGTGGATCATTTCGCGGCCAAGGTTGGGCATTACCCGGATCTGCGCTCGGGGTCGGCCACCAAGCTGGCCAACCCCCGCACCATCAATGGCGTTTCCTTCGACGGCTCGCAAGACATCACGGTCCAGGACAACACCAAGCTGCCGGTGAATGGCGGCACGATGGTCGGTAACGTGGGCTACTTGACCGACAATTATCTTGGCTTCGGTTGGGCGCGAGGATTCACCTTTACCTCGGGTGGCAAAGTCGTGGGCAGCATGGGCGGTTACGGCTCGTCTACAACCCTCAAGTCTTTGTACATGGGGTTGGGCGCCGAGGGCTATGCCACGGGCAATGGCGTGCGCGTCACGGAAAGCGGCGTGGCGATCACGGGGCCGTTGTCCGGTGATGGTTCGGGCCTGACTAATCTCAATGCCAGCACCCTCACGGCTGGCACCGTTCCTCGCGTCAGCTTGTCGGGGACCTATGACATCCACGTCACGGGCAATGCCGGCACGGCCGGCCGGCTGCAGACGGCGCAACAGATCAATGGCGTGGCCTTCGATGGCACGTCGAGCATCAACATTACCGATGGTTCCAAGCTCCCCCTGGCCGGCGGGATGATGGCTGGTGGTGTGCGTTTCAACGTCCCGGCGATCGGCGGCCCATTTGCCAGTTGGCAGGAACGCCAGACGGCGATTCAAATTGATTGCCCAGCCAACGGAGCCGCCTACTCGGTCTGGAAAGGCACCAACTGGAGCGAGCGCCATTTAGCGTCGATGGACGTCTATGCCGGCGGAACATCGTCCTCGGTACCGACGGTGGTCATGCACGTGGGCGCGTCCGCTTCAGCCTTTACGCTGGACGGTAATGGGCATCTCACTGTCAGGGGTTCGTACTTCGGTGATGGGGGCCAGTTGAGTGGCTTGAATGCCAACTCCTTAGCGTTTGGGATCGTTCCTGGTGCACGGTTGAGCGGCACCTATGCCATTGGCATTTCCGGTAACGCCGCCACCGCAACAAAGCTGGCCACGCCACGGCAGATCAACGGTGTGGCGTTCGACGGCAGCGCCAATATCGCTATCACGGACAGCTCAAAGCTGCCGCTCTCGGGCGGCAATTTGTCGGGTACGGCGCGTTTCGATTTCCCACCGATGGGCGGCGCGTACATCGATTGGCGGACCCGCATGCCGGCAGTCCAGATTGATTGCCCATCAAACAACAACGCGTACCTGTTGTGGAAAGCCAGCAAGTGGGACGAACGCCATTTGGCGGCGATGGACGTGTGGGCCGGGGGAGGCACGACCACTCCGGTCAACGTCTCCCTGCACGTCGGTGGAACGAACAGCGCATTGACCGTCAGTGAAGGCGGACACCTGCGCATTGCCGGCGTCTACAGCGGGAACGCGGCGGGGCTGACTAACTTGCCCCAGGCCACACCGGACGTACCAGGAGCGGTCCTGAAAAACACCGCGAACCTCGGCACGAACGGCTGGTGGAAGTGCGCACAGACGGGACTGATCAGGCAATGGGGCCTCACCGCAGGGGCCTCGGACACCGTGACCCATCGCAGTTTTCCGATCGTATTCCCCAACCGCTGCCTGTCCCTGGTCGCGTCCAGGACCAGTGTTTTCTACGCCGATACGCACACGGGCACGAACACCTTGATTGTGAGCAATTCACAGTTCTCGGTGATTTCCGGCGGCTTCGATTCACCCGATGAAATTTACTGGGAGGCCACTGGCTACTGACCATGAGCATCTATTTTCATGCACCGACTACCGGCTTTTATGACACCCGGGCCCACGGGGACCGCACCGTCCTGGTCACTGATCCTAAGTGGAAACATCCGCTGATCAGTGTTTCCGATCCTAACTGGATGGCCGTCGAAGGCGGACCCACTGAGCCGCCATCGATCATGATGAAAGACCCCAAGGCCACACCGCCCCTGGTCGCCATTGCCAATCCGGCTTGCAGCCTGCCACCGGCCGGCGAACTGCTGGAAATCACCTTGAGCGAATACCAGACGCTCTTCGCTGCCCAGGCTCGGGGCCAGGTCATTCAAACGGTGAAAGGCCGTCCCGTGGCCGTTGAACCGCCCCCGCCAACCTGGGAGCAACGCAAGTCCGATTACGTCGCCAGCGTTCAACGGTTTCTGGATCAAACGGCCAAGACCGCCGGCTACCAAGACCTTAAAGACGCGATCACCTACGCCGAGGAGCCTTCGGTGCCGAAGTTCCAGGCCGATGGTTTGGCGTTCCGGACCTGGCGCTCGCTGTGCTGGGCCTACTGCTATGAGCAGTT